AGCCATGCCTGGGAATGCTCCTCTCCAGAACATCTCTCCACTACCCCCAGCCACTAAATGTAACCCAGCAATCAGATTGTAAACATTCATCAATCTTGGAGTTCCTAGTATATCGTCTTCCAGTAGCTCGTCTGCTATATGAATAACCCTAGTCCAATGTACCAGAGTCTCACTTACTCCACCTTGAGCGTTAGTTACTTTCAATGAATAAACTGAAGGGAGACCATACCTCTCATCTGTCATATCCTCTTCGTAAGACTTGATGGACACATTATCCTGTTTGTATGGACGAATGTAAAGCAACTTGGTAGCCCTAGTGACTTCCTCCTCCAGACTTTGTTCACCATCAAACCCTAACAACATTATACCAAACTCTCCAATACCACTCAACTTGTCAATCCTACTCATATAATGCCAGATTTTTCTTTCGTCTACCAAATCTTTACATGCTCTCTCAAACTCTGTTTCTTCTCCATCTCCTACATTCTCTGTTATATCTGGTGGTTTCTGCCAACAGGCGTCACAAGGAGCGTCTACTACCCTCTTCGCTATATGTTCCCTTGTATAGAACGCCCAGTAATGATTAAAGTCCAATTGAACTGGGTATCCCAGAGCTTTATAAGTATCTCTGCTGTCATCTTTAAAACTTAATCCCAACCTATGTGCTAATTGTCTTCGTGTTGTCTGTTGATGAAACAGGTTGAGCAATTCTCCCTTCGCCTTGTTATTCAGAAGATCAAACTTACCATTCCCATCACTATTCACTTTTCCACTCTTCTTCAATCTTGTTTTGGTTGTCATTTACCTTTTATCCCCCCTACGAAATATCCTCTACACCCTCACAGGCTCCTCTATATCATGTTCAAAAACCATGTTGGTAGTAAAGACTTCAACCCCCTTAAAGAGACCCTTACCATACAACTGCTTGTACTACTCTTCGATCACTATACAACTGCTTGTACTACTCTTCGATCACTATACAACTGCTTGTACTACTCTTCGACTTACTTACTACTCTTGAGAGTAATCTTTAATTAAACATACATCACCATATATAGTACCCCTAAGAATCGGGATTTTTTAAACCCTTATATTACAATAAGTTACCAAAACCACACTATATAGTACCCCCCAATACCAAAGACCCTATTTTACTCGTAATCCCTTATATCGTAGTAGTTTACATTAAAACCGTCCTATAATGCGCATTATGTTATGCTCATATCGTTAATTATCGTTTCTTTCCCCATGTTCCGACCCTAGCTCTTGACATTATGAGTTTATTAAATGCCCCCGCTGTAGCATCTACACTATCCTTATATCTACCGACAGGAAACGATTCGTGTTCATGAAGGAAGTCCTTATTCCACTCCGCCTTCAATAAGAACACATTACCTATCTCCACTTGGTTTGCGTAGGGTTCTGCCCTCACCTCCTTGTCCCCTGTTACTTTATCCGCCTTGACCCTAAAACCTGCCAGATTACGAATCGTGTTCTCTGCACTCTCCTTCCCCCCTGAGCCAGGCTCTTGTTCAACCCACACACTAACCCCCTTACCGTCCATTTCGGCGGTCTGTCTTATAATCCTCTCCCTCTTCCCTGCACTCCATTGACCCTTAACCCTGTCCTCGACCACAAAACTATCATCACTCATCTTATGTACCAATGAACCCGCTGTGAAAGCCCCACCGTCCTCAGTCCCAGCCTTGTCCCAATACCTGATACTCCTCACAACCTTCTTCTTGTCCAGAACAGATAGAATTTGAAACTTATCTATCTGGAACATACCACCACCTCTGGGAGATGGTCTCTGTTGTAATTGACCCGCAATGGCATATTCTGAAACTAGGTCTTTCTTTAAAGTATTTAATGCTTTCCTATCATACAACCCTTCCCACAACGGTTCTCCCTCTTCAACTCTGGGATCACTAAACACCATCGTAGTACAATGTCTATCTCTCTCGTATTCGGCGGGTAACATTAAGTGAACATAATCTAATTCCTTCTCCAAGATATGTCCTGTTAAATCTTCCTCATGTAACCTCTGCATTACAATTACCTTCCGACCTGTATGTGGATTATTTAAACGAGTAGACATAACTTCATCCCACCACATCAACACACCATTCCTTTTCAATTCACTCTCTGCCTGTTTAACATTATGAGGATCGTCTACTACTATGTAATCTCCTCCCTCTCCAGTCGCCACCCCATCCACCGAAGTAGACAACCGATATCCAGTCTTGTCATTTTCAAATCTTGTCTTTTGGTTTTGATCACTGGTGATAGTAAAATTATTTGACCACCTCTCCTGATACCATAATGATTGTATAAGCCTCCTGCACTTTAAAGAGTCTCTGGTGGACAAATCCTGTGCGTAGGACGAAAACAACCACCTAGACTCTGGGTTATTTATCCATACCCAACAAGGGAAGAACACACTCACCGCCAACGACTTCATATGTCTTGGAGGGATATTTATAATTAGGTTCTGTATATCTCCCTCTCTTACACTCTTTAAATGATCACAGATAGCGTCAAGATGCCACCCCCTGATATATGTTGTAGACGGTTCTACAACATGCCAAGCCTGCTCAATAAAATAAGGTAGACTCATTTCACATATCGTCGCCTCTACAAATTTCTTTGAGGGTATATCAGTTGTTATACTCTCCTTCTGGTTCTTCTGATAAGAGTTTGTTGATTTCAAGCAATCTGTCAACACCAAGTTTCTTCAGTTCCTCCTTTTTTATCTGTATTTCTATCATCTTATTTTCGGTGATGTCTATTTGTGTCTTCGGTAACATCATCCCCAGATGTAAAGCACACTTTTCAAGTGCCTGCATTTTATCGTAGGTCTCCACCACTGTTATTTCCTGTGAGTCTTTTGGTCTGTGTTTCTTTAAACTTTTTACCATTGACCTCTGCTGTGGATTCAGATTTTTCATGCCGACAAAATTATCGTTCTGGTCATACAACACTGCTGGATCAAAAAACGCTATCCTCATGTATTCCCTCAGTACATCATCCGCTTCTATCCGTAACCGTTTCTCTCTCTCCTCTATCCTTATATCTATCTCATCTCTTATATGTGGAAGGCGCAATACTTTCCAACCTTTAGAATCACAATCCTTATATCCTGCTAATCTGGCAGATTTTGACGCATTAAAACACACTAGATAGTTATCGATGAAGGCTTTTTCCATCACAGTGAACCCATCATTGTATGCTCGTTTATTAAAAGTACCTTCAGACCTTCTTTTTTTTACTTTTTCCATACCTCTCCCAAACCCTAAAAAAAATTCATTTTTCGCCTGCTCGTTCATTCGTAACATAATTAGACCAAAAAAAGACTTTTTTACAAGATTTTTTTTGTTTGCTAACCCCTTATGTTACAATAGGATACAATGTTTTTTTCGTTTTTTTAGATTTTTTTGTTGACAACCCCCCCTTTCCGATTGTATACTGCGGTAGCAGTATACAATTAAATAGTTTTAAGTTTCATTCTTTGACAAGTCCAGACACCAAGACCGACAACAACGAGGAAAATAAGGTTTCCCACTTCAGTAAAAGTTGAACATGGTGGTAGTTGTTTCGAGACCAATGGAGCGTAAATCCTGAAGACGGTACAGCCCCCGACAGGTTAACCAAATCAAGACTACTGACCGTATATATGTAGACTCGTCACTGAGACGAGCCACCACTCACTCGAACTGCATCGTATCATTCATCGTATCATCCCACATTTAACTTGTAGAAATTTTTGACAGGCAGAGTTGTCCCTATCCTGATCACATGAAGCTAGAGAACATCGAGGGTCAGACTCTTACCAACTACGGAGTAATCCTTAATCGTGAGTGTGTTTGTTTAGATTAAAAGTATTCACTCGATTCCACTTCTTGGAGTGGATGAGAGTCAACACTTTATATTTTTAATTTTGTACAGGAGAGAGAAATGAAACAGATATACAATAGTTTTCAAGACCTCTACAAAATCCCTCAGATTCGGTTGCTGGTGAATGAAGAGCGTAAGAGGGTGGTGGAAGAATTAGAAGAAGAGGAAAAGCTCCACTGGAGTTGGACTTGTGGAAAAGTTTCGTCTTTTTCTCCATTAAGATATAGATGATATGTTCATCTATATTTTTCCTCAAACTTCCGTTTATATTTTCATTTCATCTTTTTAAGGAGATGAGAAGATGAAACATTGGAAGGTGTGTGGTCTCACTCCAAACACCATACACCAACAAAAGTTTCCACTCAACACTTTAAGGAGTGTTGAGATGGACACTTTTATATTGTAGTAGGAAACCTTTATCTGGAGGAATGAGATGAAAGTTCATTTACTAAGGAAGGTTGGAAAGAACTTGACAGGGTTATCCTGTTCAAGTGTTTTCACAAAAGGATTGTCAGTATCATTACAAATATTTGTGGAGACTAAACCAGAAGAGAGATGTAAGAAATGTCAGAAGATCGCATCCAAACTTACATCGTACGCTTAAATCTTCACTACCACCCTCTACGGAGGGTGAGAGTGAACATTTATTTTATTTTGTAGTAGGTAACCTTTTCAGAAGGAGGAATGAGATGAAGATGGAAAGAGTAGCATTCGTTACTGTAGTAGCAGGACAGAAACCTGTAGTAGAAGTAAAAGAAGATGAATTGAACATGGGATGGTTTAGAGTATGGTATCAGAAAACAGGATTTTCCAATATGTTCAATGTCAAGGAATCTGATGTAGATGTAAATGATTTGGAGAAGACTCATACTAAGGTGGCAAACATCCGACCTGACTTGAGTGGAGAGAATGTCTGGGAAGACCTAGAAAATATCTTCATGAATATGCAAGGACACTTGTGGGGAGAAGACTATGTGAGAAGTAATGACCTACTCGAAGAGTTAGGTCTTCACCATACTTCCATGAGTGTAGGAGACATAGTCCAGACCCATGATAGAATAGTCTACCTTTGTATGAAAGAGGGTTTCATACAAGTAAATGAGAAGTGGATTGTCCCATTCAATGTTACAAGTTGAAAGTCTCCCCTTCACCCTCTGCGGAGGGTGAGGATGGACACTTTTATATTTTTAATTTTGTACAGGAGAGATAAAATGAAAAAGAAGAAAAAATTAATCGAAGGTAAATTTACCAGAAATGAGAACTTTGAATTTGACGGAGAATATGATGTTCTGGTGAACGGAAAAGTTTATGTTGTTTTCCGTGATACTCTACAGTATGGGTATGGGATTTGGTACATGAATGATTCAGAGAATAACTCAAGCGATTATGCAGGTTCAAGATTTGTTGGTTATACAAAAGCAGAAGTTTTAGAAAAATTGAAATCGTTTTAACCTTTTTATAGGAGATGAGAAGATGATGAGCGAGAGAGAAATAAAGGAACAAATTAATTTTCTTATTGATGTAATTGCAGACATGAAAGGTAGCAAAATGCCTGACGTAGTTGAGGACAGGAAGATTTGTCAGCAAGAAATAAGGACTTTAAAATGGGTACTCATGAAGGCCGTTTAACGAATAAGAGTATCCCCTCCACTCTCTATATGATGGTGGGGATGGTTACTTTTTATTTTATATTTTATATTTTTAACACAGAAAAAGGAGATGAGAAGATGAGGATGGAAAAAAGAAATATTAGTGAGAAATTTTATAATGGAGAAGGCTTTAAGTCATACCCATCAGATGTAATGACTATCAAGTCAACTCCAAGATGCTTGGAAAACTCCATCACTGTTCATATCACAAACAGTGTAATTGGAACAGACGAGTATCTCACACTTCCCAACAAGCTAGAGGCATGGAAGTGGCTAAAAGAGTGCAACGAGGTTTATTGCAGAAAGGTCTTGTACCAGATAGGCAGCGACAAGCCCATAAAGTATGAGGACAGTATGCCATACCTGCACAGGTTTAACAAGAGTAGGTATCAAGAATTAACAGCATGACCAAGAACCATCAACACCTCTCTCTGCGGAGGGAGAGGTTGATTGTTTTTGTTTTATATTTTTAACAGGCAGTAAAAAAGGAGATGAGGTTATGAGAGTACATTTAAAAAAGACGGTAGGAAAAATTTTATCAGGAATGGCTTGTTCAAATCTTTATACAAAAGGAAAGATTGTAGAACTAGCAGAGTTTGTTGAAATACCAAAAGAAGATAGATGTATGAAATGCGAAAAGATAGCAAGTAAATTTACTTCATATGTCTAAGAGTATCCCCTCCACTCTCTACGGAGAGTGGGGATGGTTACTTTTTTATATTTTTAATTTTGTACAGGAGGTTGTTATGAATAGCAAATTATCTGAATTAAGATTAATTAGCAAGATAGCAAAGAGAGCGAAAGAAGAAGTGTTTAATATGGTTGATAGTGTCACAGTAATGGATTTAATAATGGATATAGAATACACCCATGAATCCAATCCATTAAGACTTAACGATTTGCTTGAAGCAGACAAGGGGAACTTTGGACACGATGTTGTTGGAATTTACCATCACTTTGACCGTACAACTAAAAAACTGACAGATTGCTTTAGTCCACGTTATTCCTTATAACCTTTTTACAGGAGGATAGATGAATAATATAAACACTTTGAGACTGTTAAGAAGGCACATGGATGCAAATGGATTACAAGACTGGTCGTCAAGACTAGATGGGGCAACAAAAAGGTTTGGAGTATGTTGGCGTACTAGAAAAAGAATTACCATATCAAGGAAGATGTCAGAGATTAATGACTGCCAGACAGTTCTCCAGACTATCCTTCATGAGATAGCCCATGCCTTAGCTCCATTATACGAACATCATGGTAATACATGGAAAAGGATATGTATTAGTATAGGAGCAAGTCCTGAGAGATGTTATGACTCCCAGAAAGTAGTAGCAGTCCCATCAAGGTATACTGGGACTTGTCCACTATGTCAAAACACCTTCCAGAGAACCAAAAGACCCACCAGAAAGAATTACTGTCGATGTGACAAAAGAAGATGGTTACATCCTATATGTTGGGTTGATAATAAAACCGGTCAGAAGTATCACACCATGGAAGAGCATAAAAAAGATATAAATTATAAGGAGAAGATTGTTTCTGATTTTGACTTTACAAAATTTTAACCTTTTAATGGAGGAAAGAATGAAAAGGAATAAGAAGAATGGTATTACTATTAATAATGGGTCAGTGCAAAAAGCCCTGAAAAAGCACAGGGAGAAAATGGAGGCAGAGGGAAAACTGAAGCCTGAGAAGAAGAAGAAAATTCTCCACCCTCTACTTATAAATAGAAAAGACGGACTGCCGACTTGTTATGTATGTGGTAACAAGTTGGAGGAGTTGAGGGAGCTACAAGAGTTGAAGAGGGAAGGCAGATATGGGACAGACCACTATAACAAACTGCAGGTGGTAGTAAGTGCCAAAGTGACTTCTATTGGTAAGATGGGGAGGGAACACAACCTTTATAGATGTACAACATGCGAGCCAGGGAGTCCAAAGTATATGAGAAACACATATCTTAGAAAGATACATGAAGAATTTGTTGGTTAACCTTTGTAAGGAGATGTATAATGTTAGGTATCAGATTTAAGACAAAGAAGGAACTAAAGACAATGGTAGGGAAAGACATCAGTGGACATATAATCGAGACGAGCATGTTTGGAGCAGAGTACAATGGTAACAACAAGGGCACGGCTGTTTGTGTATCCTTAGACCCAAGTAGAGTACGGAACTCTTTTGCACAGATTTGGGTAACTGATAATATTTTAACCAAAGTAACATAGGAGGAAGAGAATGATATATGCTGTTAAGTATAAAAGTGGTTTTGAGTTTGGTTGTCTTTCTAAGACTAAGGAAGAGCTTGAGGATAAGATAGTCAAGGCTTACCTAGCGTGGAAGGCAACTCAAAGAGAGGAACAAAAGAGCATGTCAATATTTATGGAGATGTTTACAAAGGTTAAGGTAACTGTTGAGGAGATAGAATGAAAAGAAAAGATGGTAAAAAAGTCAGGGAAAGCGAAGGAGACGCATTTGACCCAATCAAAAGAACAGAAAAAATGATAGACAAAGCAAGGGCAGAGTTATTTGAGGTAGCAAAAGTATTAATGAATCCTCCAAAGGTACCAGACCGAGCATACAAGATAAAAGTCAAGGATTTGATTCAAGACGCAGAGATAAGCATAAAGATTTCTTTAGAAAATTTATTCGCATAAACTTTTAATGGAGGTAGTAAAATGAGTACCACAATGAGAAGGAAACAGGTAACCAAGAAAGCAATAAGGAGAATTGCTGAGATAAAGATTCAGACATTTAGCCTAAGAGATACACCTGAGGAATATATTGCAAAGTGTATGGCAGAGGAAGACGAAATACTAAGTAAACAGATGCGTAATATCGCTCACGAAGACCAAGTTATAGCAGAATTCGAGAATGATATTTTAGACCAAAAAAGAGAAAGGAGTGGGAAATGTTATTAACATCATTAAGGATTGCTATTATTATTTTAATTGTTGTAGCGTGGTTTGCTAGTTATAAGGTTTGGATCGGTAGCAAACAAGAACCGGTGGTAGTAGTCAAAGAAAGTTTTTGGCAATCAGGAGATAAGGTTCAATTCAGTGTTAATGGTAAATGGATAGATGCGGAGGTACAATAATGAAACAGGCGATAATTAATGTTGGGAGTTCTCTGACTGTCAAGAGACTCCCTCCCCATCTCATAC